ATCTTTTAAATGATAAATGCTGGAATTTATACTCGATTCTCGCAAGTTGCAGAAGGAATTGGGGTGGTATCGCATTTTCTTATGATTTCTTAACGATTTGCTGTAAAGTTTGTCCTTTGGATACTTTAGCAGTAGACGCCGCCACCTTGCCGTCCGTTGGCCTGTCCGACTTAACGCTACCTTTTGCAGTACCGTCCTTATCGGTTTTTACTTCAATCCGTTTAGCGCCCCAATCTTTCCATTGTTTCAACGTTACGTTAGCATAAGAATCAAATCCGTTATCTGCATCCTCCTCTATGACGTAGTTTTCAAGCGTACACTTCATGTTAGTCATGGCTAGCATCTGTCCGCCTGGTTTCATTCGAACTACGATAAATTGGAAGATCGTCTTTGTAGTTTTAAGCTTTTCGAGTTCATCGATGTAGTACTTAGCCTTCTTAGACTTAAATAGCAAGGACTCATTAAATGGATAATCAGAGTTAGGCAACAAGAATTTAAAAGCAACGTCAGTAAGCCCTGCCGGTTTAATAACGTTAACTTCGCCTTTCCCCAATAGCTCCATTGTTTCGTTCTTGCCATTGATAGTAGTGGTTAATTCTTTAGGGGGAATCGGTATCTGCATCGTCCCCATATAGAAGTAATACATTTAGATTCCCTCCCTTTGAATTGCAAATGCATCTTTCAAGCCTTTCGAGATTTGACTTGTAAAGCCATCTAGGTCAGTGCCGTTATTGATTTCAACATCGTTATTCATTTGGATGTGAATTACATTGGCATCTTGCCATCTCTTCAAGGACTTATCGATAGCGCTTTCACGGAGTGCCTTGATTTCCTCATTTGTCATGTCGATAGACTTGGCAATCTTGCCTGTGTTTTTAGCGGTCTTGCCTGTGTTTTTCTTAGTCTTATCGGCCGCATCATGATCAGCACCTGGAGTAATTTTGCTAGCGTCAAACTCTTGAGGAGTTTTAACGCCAGGCATGTTAGGCATTAAGTCACCTAGGCTAAGGTTAGCCCCAATGTTATAACCCTCACCGAAAGCCCCTGTAACGCTAGAATAATCCATCTTACCCATGACAGTGGTTTCACCGCCGGCAATCTCGAACCGTTCCAGTACACCAGTAGACCCGCCTACTTTATCGATATTTACACCAGGGATTTTGTTAATCGCATCGATAATATCGTTAATCCGGGCTTTTACGAATTGCCAAATACCATTCCATATATCGATAAACAAGTTAGCGACTGCATGTAATGGATCTTTAAATACGTTGGCCAAGAAATTAACAAATGCTGCGATAATGTTCCATCCCAATGCGAACACATTGAAAATAGCGGAACCGAACGCCCAAAAAGCACCAACTACGATTCCTAGTACGCTAATATTCGCATCACAGAAATAGTTAATAGCTTCTACAGCTAAGTAGATTATGACTATAACTGCAACAATCAAGCCGATTACCCATGTTAACGGACACGCATATAATGCGGCGTTCAATCCTTCTTGAGCTACAATCATTGCCAAAAGGGCAGCAGTTTCCGCCCAATCTGCTACGGCCTTAATCGCCATAGCACCAGCAGCAATAATTGTTCTAACTGCAGCTATTCCTGTTTTAACTGCGTAGTAAGCCATAACTCCGCCCAATATTATCATAGCCGTATACATGATAGACGAGTGCTGTCTAACAAAGTTAGATAACGTGTTAAATGCCCATACTGCCGTGTTAATCGTTTCTCCGATAACGCCTACGAGCCAATAGAATACCGGCGCTACTGTTTGAATAGCCCCTGTTACGTTATCCACTAACTCACGGACGCCCTCGCTATTAGCAAGGTCGGATATTCGTTGGAACACTGGTTCGAATGCCCGAATGGCTTTATTCTTAATTGACTGCATATGATCACCCCATGTTTTAGGAAGTGACTCAAACTGCTTTTCAATCTCAGGCAAGTTATTCATAATAGCGTTTTTAATGACTTCAGCAGTAATCTTGCCTTCCGAAGCTAGCTTCTTAAGTTCGCCACGGGATACGCCCATTGATTTAGCGATGATGTTTTCAATCATAGGTGCATTTTCGGCGATAGACCGGAATTCGTCACCTTGTAATTGTCCACTCGCTAAACCTTGTGTTAACTGAAGCATAGCGTTCTTTTGTGCTTCTTTCGATGCACCACCGATGGCGAATACTTTTTGAATACCCTCCATGAACTCTACAGCTTTTCTTGGGTCCGGGAACGCATCATGCGCGGATTGAGATACCTGGATTACGGCGTCAGCCATTTCTAGGTACCCGCCTCTTGCACGTTGTGCGGATTCAAATATCTGCTTATTTAGGTAAATAGCATTCTCCTGGCTTCCGGCTACTAATTTAAGGCGAGCTTGAACCTGTGCCCATTCAGTAGCAGTATCTTGAATTGATTCGATAGCACCTTTTATAGCGCCGATGCCATTCATTACCGTACTAGCCAACAGGTTGCCTGCAAAGCTGTTCATGATACCGCCCATGCTAGCTTTCAGCGTTTCACTAGCATTCGATACGCCAGTCATCTTATTATGTAACGTGTTCATGGATTGATAGGCTTTAGTTGTTGCGTTTGCGGCTGCGTTCATAGCATTAGGAATATTAGTAGAGAGGCTTATATAGTTAGAAAGTGTAGCCATTCATTACCCCCTTTTTGCCTTATTCATTTCATCTTGCTCGTCTTTGGCATGTTGCTGAATAAAGGCAATTACTACAGCCTTTTCATTCATGTCCATATCCGCAAAAACAGAAGGTCGCATATGGTATTTAACAAATGCCAAATATGCGAACATCGTTTCTGTTTCATTGGATTCTAGGAGTTTTTTACTTCTTTTACCTTATCTTCCATGCCTACATCGTAGCCTTGTGCTTCTGTTACTGCTGCCAAAAGGTCAGCATATTCACCTGGTGTGAGCATTGCTTTTACAAGCTCAACTGGTTCAGTAACACCCCAGCTATCTTGAAGTTCCGCATCATAAAGATTAGGGTAAGTGATTGCCTTAGATAGCACATCTTCGTTGTATGCAGTCGCATCGAAGCGTTCTTCAGATTGACGAGAGATGCGGTCAGTAATGCGTTTAGTGTATTTCTTACGCATTTTTTCTGTTTCTTCTGTTGCCAATGTTTTGATTTTCCACGCAACAGGCTCACCATTCACTTTAATACGTTTAGATGCTACGTATTCTGTTTCATTGACTACATCAACGTTTTGTTTAAGGAATGCGCTTAAATTTTCAGCCATTATAAAAACCTCCTAAAAAAAGGGAGCAAGCACTAGGCTTGCATCCCGTCTAATTCATTAAAGTGTTGAACGTATTTAACACCTTCATACGTGAAGTTGTGTTCTTGTTCAATGTATTTGCCTTCAGCGTCGAATTCAGCTGCTGTCAATTCGTCAAGGTTCACACCTTTTAGAATTACAGAACGGCGACCAGCTTTAGAAGTAGGATCGTTATTAACTACTTGCATATCAAAGTATGTATCCACACCCGTTTTCAAGTATTTTTCAACCATCTTATCGAATAAAGCTGTGTTGTGGTAAATAGTTAAGCTACCGCTATACTCTACGGAGGTAGACTTATTACCCGCACCAATACGCCCCAAAATAGCCACTTTTTCTTTATTCTTTTTGATTTTTGCACTGAGTTTCTTCGCTTGAAACAGTAAGTATCTATTACCATTCTCTACGATATAGCAAGACGCTAATTTAGAAGAAACAACGTCAGCTGCATCCATCGTTTTCAATGCATCTAAAATTTCATTTTCCATGCGTTATCCTCCTAGGCTACTACAACAGTCATGTACAATTTTTCCATAGCCACAGTTGGCTGTAATTGTACGTTAACCAATACATCTTCCTTGTTATCGCCTTGCGTAGGTACTGGGATGTCTTTATCATCGAAGTTTTGGATAGCACGTACTTTTTGGTACTGCTCAGCAAGATATACAAGGTCGCCCCATAAGGACTCACGACCAGCTTGGTCATTAGGGGATTTATCAAGATGTGTTTTATTAAACAATCTAGCGCTGTCAACTGCCCAGTTATCCAATACACGAATAACTTGGTTAAGAGAGAAGTCGCGGTTTTTAGCTTTACTGAATTCAGTAAATGTGTTGATATCTTTCAATACACGTACGTCACCTTGAATATTACCGCCAACGGAGTCAGTAACATTGTGGAACATAAACATACCATCCTTGATAGCTTGTTCAAGTTCGAACTGTTTGTACTTAACGTTTACCGTGTATTCGCCATCGTAGACCATGTTGCCTACTGTTTCATTGATATTACAAGAAGCTTCTCGACCTACAGTCCAGTACGCTAAAGAGCCTTTTTCAGCGCCTTCGTCTGTTACATCATTAAGGATAGAAATAACGCCATCATAGTTGACTTTAGTCTTACCATGAATCACTAATTGGAATTTAGCGCCACTTTGCTCACGGCAACGTTTAGTAAATGCAATAAGCAAGTTTTTAATTGTATCGTCCGCACCTGCGTAACCCAATATATTGAAGTAGTAAGGCTCAATCATATCAAGACCGTCTTGGTAGTTCTTAACAGTGATTGTAGAGCCGTTAGTACCGCCGGATAATGCAGTATAAGCTGTAGCAGTTAATGCGCCAGTTTTAGTGAATACGATATAATCGTTATCTTGTAATTCTGTCGCATCCTTCAAGTTCTTTTGAATATCTACTGCTTTACGAACATCACCTGTAGTGAGGTAAGTAGTTACGATAAATTTACCAGTGTTATCTGGATCAGCTTGAACAGATACACCCAAATCGTTACCACGAATACCCTTGTATTTTGCTTTACCGATTGTGCTTGTAGCTTGCGCACCGTCAGAGTTTAAGCGGTAGAAGTAACCAGTTTTCAAGCCACGGAACAAATCACGTAAGCCCTTCATTTTGTCATGGCCGTAGTCATAACCAAAGTATTTTTGGCAATCCTTTTGGAATGTGTCGTTATCTACACGGAACACTTCGCCACTTGGGCCCCAATCAAAGGAGAGCATCATCGCACCATAGCCACGGTCAGATACTTCTGCATATGCTCGGTCTTTGGATACGAAGTTAATATAAGTACCTGGCAATACTTTATTGTGGAATAAGAATGTGCCACCACCTAATGCCATATTTCACTAACCTTTCACAGGCGTTGTTAATGCCTGATTTAAAATCTTATCAATGTCGCTTTCCGTATACATTTCATCTTCATTAAGAAGGCAAGTGAGTAAATCACGATACCGTCTGTATTTGTCAGATGCAATGATAGCGTAAGCATCAAATTGTTGTTCAGTCGTTACCTCGACTGCTTGTTTTTCATCTGCCATCTTTTACCCTTTCTGTTAATTCCATGTGCTTCATACGTTCGACAGGTTTGGCCACTTTCCGTAGTATGTTTTCATACGTTACGAAGAAGTGCAGCACACCGTCTGAAATCTTGTACTTCATACCTGTGCCCATAATTGTCCGTTCCCCAACTTGTACAAATTCAAGCAGTAGGTACAGCACACTAGGAATATCAATGAGTTTTCGCGTATCAGTAACCACATCAAGATTATTGGCGTAATACATGATGTCTAAATCCAAAGAAGTGTTATAAAGATCACCGACATGTCTTCCCATACTAGGCTCAATCACCTTGATATATGCGCACGGGAATGTCATATTGTTTTCTTTGAATTCTAGGTATATAGGCACCTTAAGTGCCGTATGTACGGCTTTAGATACAGCTGTTAATACATCAGAATCCACCATGCTTTTCAATCCATTTCTTTAATGTAATTTCCATAATACGTTTAGCGTTTTTACTGAGTGCCTTTTCAGCCTTTTCATGCATGTACGCACCGTCTACCCAAGGCTTTTTCAGTCTACCGCCTTGCATAACTCCGCCTTTAGATTGGCCTATCCACGGAAGAAATCTCCCAACTTCTTGCCGATGGCCATCATTAAGGAACGAGGCGTAAGAGGATGTGTTAAACACCCTAACTCGTCCGGTTTTTTCGTTCAGTTGATATCTACCAACACTCCACGATTGGCGGGTATGCTCACTATCAAAGTACTTTGTTTGTACTTTGCCGTTTTGCATGAATTTAACCGATCGTTTTCCAACTGGTGTATTCAATTTAGCTTCCGCCACATACACGTTGGCCATTTCCTTCACAACTTGCTTGTTGAAGTCCTGAAGACTGCCCGATTGACTCAGTTTAACCAAGTTACGATTAAATTCAGCAAAATCTTCCATATCGAATTCAACCCCCATGTCAATGCACCTCTAAATTTTCGAGTTGCACCTCTTGATGGGTGTCATATCGTGCAGAAATCGAGGCACTGCGAAAAAGTTGCTTCGTATTTCGCCCTATAAGCTCGATTCGAGCTCCTTTTGGTATGATTACATCCGGAGCGGTGAAAAGTACCGTGGTGGTACTAAATTTCGCAATCTCAGCGTTTTGACCTGTAGAGAGAGTTTTATAGCTAATTCTACAAGCAAAAGGACCCTCTCTACTGGCAGTTTTACTCATAATTCCAGTATCGGGGTCCATTGCATCCACTTCGGAGATAACATAACACGTACAATCGTATAATCGTTCTAACTGCTTTCTAGCAGCATCTACCATCTTAGCCGTCGGAAGCATGCTAGGTCACCCCTTCCATATCCACTCAAAGCGGTGGCCAATTCTTGGAGACGAGATGCCTTGTCGGGTCCTTTAAACTGAACTTCAGTATCGCCCATTTTAATGGAACTCGCCATTTCTCCGTCAGCTTCAATCAATTTATTTTTGTTTGTGGTGATATAGCTGCCAATTACACGATATACGAGAACGTGCTGTAATTCGCTAGGTAGTTCTTTCTGATTGATATCATTGAGGATATGTTGTGTTTCCGCATCAATCATATACTCAATGATATTTATATCAGAAATTGCATCATACCCAAGCCACGATTCAAGAATTTGTAAAACTGTCTCTTTCGTGGTCATACTATTCACCTACTATTTTTTGAATGTAGCTTTTACAACTTTGGATTGGTTAGTCAATGCAACAGTGTAGTGTTCGTTAGCAACGATTTTGTCCAAACCTTTTTCAGGAACACGATCAGCTTCAATCATAACGTCACGTTTAATGTAAATTGTTACAGCTGGTAATACAGGTGTACCATCTTCCACTTCTGCAGTTACGCCAACGATGAAGTTATCAACAGTTGCGCCTGTGTCATTGATGCGGCGAGATGTTACAACACGACAGCCTGCAATCATGCCGATTTCGCCTGTCATCATAACGTCATTACCATATTTTGTTTTATCAATGAAGTTAGCGTCTTTACGAAGAGCAGTAATTTGAGAAGGTGCTACGAACAAATATTTTTCAACGTAGTCTTCTTCGTTCAATTTATCTACTGCGTTGACTACACCTTCATAAGAAATAACTTTAGTATCAGTTACAGTAAGAGTAGCACCGCCAAGAGCTGTTACTACATCTTGGTCGATTTTAGATGCCAAGGACAAACGTAATTGATGAGTAGCTTCGCCTACTGGGTCGCCATAACCGGATAGTTTAGCTTCATCTGTGATATCAACGCGTTTCATCGCTTTTTTAATCTTAGCTTTAGCGACGGATGTGGACATTTGAGTTGCGGATACTTCAACGCCTTCTGCGATGTCTTCCGCATCGCCAATGTAGCCCCATGCAGGAATAGTGATTTCGTTACCAGGTACGCCTGCCAATGTGTTATCGATTTTAGCGATTGGAGTAAATTTAATGGCTTTTGGTAAGCCTGCGGATACCATGTCCGCCATTACTTGAGGGTTAACTACATTAGCAACTTGCGTAGGACCTGCTGCGAATGTTTGTAAATTAAAAGAGAATTGTTTATTCATTAGCGTTTCCTCCTGTTAATGAATGGTAAAGTTCAACATCGTTTGCGAATAACTCCGCCCGTTGAGAGTACGTCATTTTAGCGAAGTCTTCTTTAGTTACTGCGCCACTTGGTGCTTTACCGCCAGGGTTACCAGGCGCTACACCTTTAGGGGCGGACGCTTCCCCAAATAAATAAGGATTAGCTTTAGCAACTTCAGCAAGTTGTTCATCTAATCCTTTGATTTTGCCGTCCTTCACTTTTGCATCGGTTAAATTCAATAGCGCTCGGACTGCAACGTTGTTTTTAGCTTTTGCATTAGACAATGCTACGTTCACAATATTGTCGATTTCAAGTTGTGCGATTTTACCCTCGTATTCAGCTTTACGAGTTTCGGCATCAGCTTTCATCGTTTCAATTTGTTTCGCAAGCTCCGCATTATCTGCATTAGATTTTTTGAGGTTATCAATTTCGTCATTAAGAGTCGTGAGTTCCCCTTTTACGGATTTGAGTTCCTCATTCTTAGCATTGAATTGATCCTTAGAAACGTAATTCTTGCCATAGTCTTCAACGACCTTAGCAGTCTGTTCCTCAGTTAATCCTAGTGCTAACAATTCTTCCTTAGTCATAGTGACCTCCTTAAAAAATACCCATTTCGCTTTATTTTCGTGAGCCACACCTCACGGCTACGGTCTTGTTAGTTATCGCCCAACAATACTAAAATGGCAATAAAAAAGCAGCGTTTCCGCTGCTAATTGATATATTCTTTTTCCCATTCCTCATAGGTTATCGCCCCGTCAAAATCAGTACTCTTGTCATTCTGATTTCTACCTGTGCGAGTTCCTCCTTCGAGTCCTGGGATATATGGAATGGTAGTCGACCGGCAATAGCAATGAAACGGCGGAACGGTTACGCCTGGTTTAGCATCGACGAGACGAACGCGTTTACGATCCATGTGTCTGCAGATAGAAGAAGTATGGCTATCTAGTGTAGCCAGTATTTCTAACTCCTCGACGTCCTGTTCTTTCATGCTATCAAGAAACCCTTGCTCGTGAACCCGTGCCGTCTCTGTTTCGATTAAGCGTTTAGCGTTACTGTATGATGTCTTCATCCGCTTATGCAGATTATCTGCCATCGTGTCCGCACCTTGCCCAATAATGAGGGCTTGGGTGAAATCATTCTGCAAGTTAGCTACTAGCTTACTTGTATCGCCCCAAATCCTACTACTGAAGTCCTTGCCATCACTAGCCCATTGACTGTGAACCACGCTATCAACGCGTTTACTATCAATGGTGTTAACTGTAGAGTACTCTCCGCGTTGCGTCTGCACTGTATATGCGGACTTATACGCGGAGGACTGATACACATCTTTCAATAAGTCGTTAAGCGAAATACTCTGCTTTTGAGCCAGTATTTCAAGCTCATGAACTACATTGATATACAGCATCTGTTCACGGCTTAGCCGCTCACGAATGGATGCGTTTGATAGCATTTGTTGATGTTCTTCAGATACGCCGAGCTTCTTAGCTTCTGCCTTAAACTCAGCCAAATCCATTTTAAAGGCTTTCATCTCATAGGCGTTCAGTAGTTTCCTTGCTTCGGCTAGTTGGAGTCCGTTTTCTGTAGCGAATCTGCGATACCAATCGTTGATAGCCTTTTCTATCCTGCGTAACGCCCTGGAGTAGTTAGCTTTGATTTCCGCATCAGTGAGATTCGCTTTTTGAAACGATTCATCTAGTAACCGCTCATACCGTTTCTCCCAGTAATCATTCGCCATCTGCCTCACCGCCGTTCGGTACAACAAAATCTGCTGTTACTTCGGACTGTTCCTTTTTTACTTTCGCAAGTTCCTCCGCAGCATCTGTCGTCCACGGATGATTTGCGATAATGGTTTCATTAGATATGATACCAACGGAATTTTTACAGTTGTTAATCGTATCACCTTCATTGATAGGCAAGTCACGATTAAAGATGAAGTCCACTTCTTCAACTGTATTTTGATTTGTTAAACCACGATACGTGTTAACGAACCACATCAAATCGTGCAAGCTAGATTTGAACTCTAGCTCCATTTCATTGGCATCTAAATCAATATCAGAGTACATCGACATAATGTTCATCTGATTAGGATTGTTGGCCATCCGATCGTCTTTAGCATCAAAGCCCCGGCCGTTCTCGATAATAGCTTTACGCAAAATGTTAATCAGTAATTGGTAATTGTCGCTATTCACTTCTATTTTTAAGGCCTTAACGTCCCCATTGACACCATCTACTGTACGAACCTTGATTGCCCCATACGAAGCAAGATTTTGGCGGAACTCAGCGAGATTTTCGCCGTCATAGTTTTGCAAAATCAGAATTGTGCTGCGGATATCCTCTTCCATATTATCTTGGAAGTTGGATAGTAACCGGTTAAGTGCATCCTGTAAGGATTTAACCTTAACGATAAGCGGTTGCTCAAATTCATTCGCACGGAACATAATGAGAGGAATACGTTCCCAGTTATACGGTTTATCATCAATAGCAAAATTGGCAGTATTTTCTTTATCTGGATCAGGAAGTAAACGTTCCGTATCCCATATGTAATACTGAATACCATTCGGTGTGTAGTATTCCACTTTGTGAATGGTCTTAGTTTCTAGTCCGGTGTAGTACTCAATATCGTACAAGTAAAGGAACGCATCTAGTTGTGTGTGCTCCTCATCCGCCCAAAATGGTAAAACCTGATGCGGTTTCATCATCTTAAACTTTAGCGTGCCATCGATGCCAATGTAAGGATGGATATACGCCTTACCAGCCATCGTTGCGAATTTACCGACTGACTTTAATAAGCGTTGAAATTGAATACCAAACATCGTATCGAGCTCGTCATCATCGGTGTTAATATCTAATGGCTTAGACAATAAGTAGTTAACCTTTTGGTCTACTAAATCATCAAATCGGTTATCCACAATCTGATTATTAGGAACGCCCTGTAACGCTATTCGCGTATTACCCTCGCCAATAACGTATCGTTGCTTATTCAAAATGTCGTGTTTACCGTCATAATAATCGATAGCAGTACACATCGTTTTCCGCTGTTCGCTACCTAGAAAATTACGCAGTTGTGCTTGTAGGAACTCGCGTTCCGACATAGTCGCTGAGCCTTTTATGATGCGGTCCCACAGCTGAGATAATATCAATCAAACGACCACCTTTCTACATTAATATCTTCCAAACCATACCTCATAGCATCCATAGCATGGTTATTTTCGTCTTCAGGTTTCCCTGTGTATTTCTCAAAGCGATCCTTCGCCCATTGGTACGTGGATAACTCACGCAGCACATTAACGCATCTCGGATGAACGATTAATTCGTAGTCCTGTATCCTCTGAATACCGTTTAATATGCTGTCTTTACCCTTGCGCGCCCTGGTTATTCCTTTTAGCCCTGCCTGGTACAATTCCTCAATAGATTTAGGCTCGGCGCTATCAGCCCTTATCTTCTCTTTTGCGTACCCCATATCCGTGATACGAGATGCTAATTGTTGATTAGTGAGCCCTGTTTCGTACAGCTCGTCGAATATGTAGATTTTCTTATTCGCCATATCGACTAGCATGCACACTAGCGCTGTAGGGTCTACCGTATAACCAAAATCAAGGCCAAACGCGGACTTGATACCGGTTTGACCTCTAATTACATCAACACTAAATTCTTGTTCTTTCCAGTTTTCGTAAACCAGGCCTTCAACAACGCCCCAGTTGCCGAGCCCTGCTACTTGATACCGCTTAGGGTTCTTCTTCATCTCTTCGAATAACACTAAGTCAGAGTCACTCAGGAACTCGTTACACAGGTAATTCGTAGTCATGGCTAGCACGTTTTCACTAGGCTCATCAAAGAAGCGTTTCTTTAACCAGTGCCTATCGGACCACGGGTTAAAAGTTAAGACTACCTGGTGATACAACCCGTCAGGCAACTGGCCACGAATAGATTCATCCAGTCTGTTGAAGGCATCTTCACTCATAATCTCGTAAGCTTCTTCAATCCATAGCCTACACAAAGCGCCAACTTCTACGGTAATGGACGTTACCTTTAAAGGATCATCAAGACCACGAAATAAGATTTTCTGACCTGTCGGGATGTACGTTATTTCAAGTGGCGATACGGAACATTTGAAGTACCGCTCCACTTTCAACTGGCGCATAGCCCATTTAAGCTGCGCGAAACAACTGTCACGCAAAGTCCGTTCTGTCTTACGAACGACTAGCCAGTTTATACAAGGGTTCTCCATTATCTCCATAATGACTTTTAGAGACTGCGTAGAGGACTTCTTACTGGCACGACTGCCCTTGACTACTTTATAACGCCCTTTGAACCGCCAAAAAGCACCGTATCCCTTGCCTACGATATCAGGCAAGTACACTCTGTTAGTCTGCAATATCGTCACCACCTACGATGAGTACAGGCTTAATATCGATAGTTGTATCACCGCTAAGTATTCTATGGCGTTTAGCCATTAGCTCCAGGGCTTTCAGTCTTGACTTCTCGTCCGGCGGTTTATCGATAATTCGAGCTTCGGAACATCCTTCCCCTGTGCCCTCGATTACCACTTGCTTTTCATTTGAGAGCCCAAGGGCAATTCGTGTTAACTCATACTCGACCTGTTGAGCCGTCATGATGTTTTCATTGAAGTAGGCTTCCCGTAATTCAGAAACCCTTGTTTTGATATCAACATTTGACAACAATCGACTACCTATTCTATTGGCGGTTTTCTCTGAGTAACCAGTGCGAATAGCAGCCTGTGTAGCGTTCATATCCTTGATGTACTCATGACAAAATTTTTCGTGTCGTTTATTTGCTAATGCAGCCACTATCTCACCTCCTGGCTATCTTAATACATCACGGCTGTTTCTCTTAAATCGGCCGTGTGAACGAGTGCATAATCCACAATTACTTTTGTGTGCGTGGTCGTGTGTGATATACGTTTGACACAGGCCGTCATATTCAATTAGTTGTGCATTGCAAACGCCGTTTTTGTTATTCAGGCATTTACGTTTAATACATTTGACTTCTGTGCTCATACCTTCTCACCTTTAATACTTTGTACGCTCAAATCCGATGACTAGTTGGTTGTTGTTAGGCTATATAGTTATTGGAGGACTACTAGTTCTAGTCATCAGATGTCAGCGTACAACGATACAGGGCAAGCTCATAATGTATAAGCTTAGTATTATTCTGTGGACAAATTCGGCTCGCCCTGGTTTCATTGTGCGGTAAATTTCATTTTTACATATTCCCTCTCCTTAGCTTACGCGATCGCCTACATCATAAATACGGGCCCCTGTATTTACAATGCTACATACAACAAAAAGCACGGTCGTTATCACCGTGCTTTTTGCCGAGTTGTGTATAAGAGAGGATTTGTGTTAGATGACTAATGACACCTTTCACAACTACATTATACTATGTCAAGTCGGTTCATTTAAGTCCAAAATACTCCAAAACACTCCAAAGTACTCCACTAAGAAAGGAGTTCCCCTAATTCGTTCAACGCTTTATTTTTTAAATTGAAGTAACTACTTTTTTCGTAATATATCATCGCTTGTACTTTCTTAGGAAATGCCCCGTTAATGTATTCTTGCGATAATATAATACGCCCTGGTATACATTCTATCTTTTCAATCAAAGCCCTTGCTTCTTCCCTTTTAGCAATAAGCTTTGCTATCTCCCGTTTTTTGGTATCTACTGTATCAACAAGTCTAGCCACATCGCCTTCAAGCCCTACTGGCGTACCGCCCCCGGATACTCGGTCTTTGGAATAATCAATCGCCGATAAGGTGATGATGTCATACTGCAGTTTACGAATATCCTGCCGTAGTGATTGAATACGTATGGCTATCAGTTTAATATCTTGCAGATACGCAGTTGCTTTTTCCTTATAGTCACTCATTAGCGATTACCTCATTAATGTATCTATCCAAATACCACCGTGCTTTTTTTAGGTCTTCGAGTTTGTCGCCCTTATATCCTGCTCGTGCGATGTACTTGATAACATTACCTAGATGGTATGGGAGTTGTTGATCCTCGATAAAATCGATAACCTCAATCTTACCTCGTGTATAGTGTGAAGGGTGATTGATGACATCTTCTTTCAATTCGACGACCTGCTCCTCAAGCGTATTGGCTACCATATTTGCAAGAGTCACGGCTACTTCTTTTCTCTTAGCTGCCATATTTGCAAGAGTCGCGTCTACTTTCTTCTTAGGTACCTTAGAATATTTAGGTAAACACTCTGGACAATATTTAGGCCAACGGCCTTGCGCCTTTTCTTTTTTGTGGGTAAAGGTTACGCCACATCCCTCACACGTTAACTCTTTACTAACGCCTGCGCCAGGTGGCGTCATTACTTTTTCACACTCAGGACAATAGTCCTCGTGTGTTTTTACTGTGAATGTGTCACCGCATCGTCTACATTTCTTTTGCATAGTTCTACTCCTTATACAATTCTTTACGATATTTAATAGCTTCTAAAAGGGCATCTTGCCCGGCTTCTTTACGTTCTAATGCTTTCATAACTTGCTCGTCCATCGTGCCCTTTGTTACTAGGTGGTGGATAATCACAGGTTGTGTTTGTCCTTGCCTGTGTAGCCTTGCGTTCGCTTGTTGGTACTGCTCTAGGCTCCAAGTTAACCCATACCACACGATGATATTGCCTCCTGCTTGTAGATTTAAGCCGTACCCTGCTGATGCGGGGTGCGCCAGTAACAATTGAATGTTGCCCTTATTCCACTCAGCTACATCATCATCGGTCTTTAGCTCGACCGCTTTTGGGAATGCTTTTTTAATCGATTGAAGGTCATGTTTGAAGTTATAAAACACTAACATCGGTTTTCCTTCGTTCGTTTCTACCAATTCTTTCAAGCGTTCAATCTTCTCGTTATGGACGACTACGATTTCACCGTCATCGTTATAAATGGATCCATTCGCCAGTTGTAACAATTTACCGGCGAGTGCTGCTGCATTGAGTGCGCTCACATCGTCATCACTGGCTAAGCTAAGCACGTGCTCACGTTCCATCTGTTTATAGAGTTCCCATTCTTTAGGGCTCATCTCTACTGTGATAACGTTTTCGATACGTTCAGGTAGTGCAAGATAGTCCTTCGCTTTTAAGCTCATGCAGATATCTTGCATCTTGCTGAATATCGCCTTATCTCCGCCAGGCAGTAGTCGGTAGCTATACACGACATGTCCATTTGTTTTGTCCGGTGTAAAATACCTGGTGCGATATTCAGTAATCGTCTTACCTAATCGTTCACCACCATCTAATAAATACATCTGCGCCCAAATATCAAGCAACGTATTCGGTGCCGGTGTACCCGTTAGTATGACGATGCGTTTAAACAATGGACGGAGTTTTCGTATCGCCTTAAACCGTTTAGCCTGCGGGTTCTTAAACGAAGAACTTTCATCGATAACTAACATATCGAAAGGGAACGATTTCTTCTTATGGTAGTACTCGTATAACCATTGCACGTTTTCAGATTCACTCTCTAAGGCGTGTATGCGTTCCTTCTCGGAACCTAACACCTTAGCCACCGTTAAACATCTTGTAGCGCTCCATTTTTGCGATTCTTGGGCCCATGTAGATTCTGCTACCTTCTTAGGTGCAATGAGTAATACTTTTTTTATGTCAAAGTAATCATACATAAGCCGGTCAATCGCAATAAGGGTAGATATGGTTTTACCTAACCCCATATCCAGTAACAAGCCGTAATGGGTATTATCAATGATTCGTTGTATTGCAATGCTTTGATACTCGTGTGGATGAAAGTCCATGTATCGCCCTTTCCATATCTTCAACAAATAACTTGGCGTCAGACATCCCGGTTACCACAAACACCAAAGCGCCTTGTTTTCGTAATCGTGAAATCTGTACTCGTTGGTTAGCCATTAGCTTCCCTTTCGTATCCTTTAACTCGACGAATATGACACCGCCTCCAGGAAGTACAATAATCCGATCTGGGACACCATCATTTCCAGGTGACACGAATTTCATATATATACACCCCATTTTTTTGAGTTGATTTCCTAACCACCGTTCGATGTCTTTTTCCACGTTCTCACCTCATTCTCATTTAATAATTGGACACACCCCTATGAACCCGTACCAATACTGGATTTATAGGGGGGGTGTGTCCGATGTGCCCAATTTTTTTCCAACATATATATATACGCGTATTTGCGTTTTTTACGCTTATATATATACACCCATTTATTCATATATTTATTTTTTTATTTTTATATAAATAATTGGACACACTGGACACATATTATTATTTAGATTAGTAATCATCTATTTTTGGGCCGTGTCCGATTAGTGTGTCCAAACGTGTCTAGTGTGTCCAATTATTACACTACATCAAAAACTATCGATGTATAGGCTTGAATAATTATTTTTACGAACATTCATACCTATTAATTAATTGGACACACCTCAAATAATTGGACACACCTACTTATCATGATTTCGTTTATGCATTGACAGGAGGTCTGTGCCTTCCTTTATAAACGCTCTCTGTGGACCGTAAAGCCTGCCAAAACGTGCCTTGCCCGTCCCTTTTGTATATGGGTTCCAGCCTGGCGTTGATTGCAAGATGTCAATAATCTCTCTTGCTTTTGCGTTCTGCAGGTTCTTCCTGTCCCCGCCAAGCACTTCACACCATATCTCAAGGGCACACACTCGCTCCCGCTGCACTGAACCACAATGATCGTCATCGCCATAATTAGCGACATAATCTCGTCTATCGTAGATATCCATTGTCTCCCAATCTTCAGGAAGTAGCATATCGAGGTATTCCTCAATGAGTCCTACGAGTTCACCGCCTTCTGTATGGGATAATTGGATTCTAAGGGCTTCCTCTTCAAGTGCACCCTCTAATACGAGTGGTTCACCTTCAGACCAATATCTAAACGCTTCCGCCCATAATTGGTCAATTTCATCCTTTGACAAGTCCCAGGAGTTTTTAGTCTTCCGGTCTTTGTCTCCAGTAATTGGCCAAAATCGGCGGTTACCTGTACGGTCTTTAAGGAACATAAGATTATTAGTAGAACCAGCAAATACACATTGGCGAGGATACTCTTCGGTGCGTCTGCCGTAAGGTGAACGGAACCGGTCAGAGGTACGGCTGATAAAGGCTTTAACGATTTCGTTATCGTTCTTATACGTTGGTGCAAGCTCAGCAAGTTCGACTACCCAAGAACCCTGAATTTGCTCGAGGGCATCTTTGGTCTTGATATCAACTAAAGAGTTATTGAACCATTTACGACCTAACCGCTCTAAGATTAATGATTTACCGAGACCTTGTGCACCGTATAATACAATCGCCGTATCAAACTTAACGCCTGGATCCATAACACGAGCTACGGCACCGCACATCCATTTACGAGTAACTGCTCTAATATATTCGGTATCTTCTGCCCCAATATAATCGATAAATAGAGTATCGACTCTACATTCACCGTCCCAAGTTAAACCGGTTAAGTACTGGCGCACAGGATGGAATTTATTATCTTGCGTTACTTCCTGGAGTGCATCATCGATGATGCCTTTACCCTTGATAAGGTATTTCGTAGCAAAGTAGTTACGCAGGCACGCATCGTCGGTGTCCGTCCAGTAAGGAGTTTCGTCCTTATCACGCCACGGAAGGTCGTCAATTACGACTAAGCGGTGTGCGAATTCATCAAGACGGATTTTACCTTTTAAAGAAGGGTCCTGTTTAAGTACCACCAAACAGTTGAACACATCAGACTCGGGAGTACCGTTTTTATCACGCTTTAGCTTTGACAAAAAATCCTCGTCTTCGTCTGTGATATCGTCAAACTCCATATCCTCCATACGTTCTTTGTCGAGCAGGATTGGTGCTGCGCCGTCTTCGTTCACAAAGTCTATCATGTCTTTGTAACTTGGTAATTTGGTGACGCTGGTCTCATCTGCTGGGTCCTTATCTCCGAATAAGTGGATCCGGACAAGGTCAAACGCATTGACGAGCTTACCGCTGATAGGGTCAGTCGCATGGTTGGAGTAAGCGAAGGTGTCGTTATCGTAAATTACTAAGCCACCTACTGAGCTACCGGCTACATACGTGTATCGGTCTTCAACCGCTGTAGACTCATACACTTCCGGAAGGAACTTATGTATCGCTTCCGTGATACTGTAGCACCGGCAAAAAGCACCGATAAGGCCTTTTTTCTCTAATGGGTTGCCTTGCTTTTTAGCCGCATCAAGACGAATTTGTGATTCCTTTTCCGATGTTGGCCAAAGGCTCGTATCTCGCCAGTCTCTGTAGGTACTCAAATAGGTATCTACTGAAACAAGTAAGCCTTCACTATGCTGATATACGTATTCGACGTCTTTAGGATGGCTAGGCCAGTACATAAGCCGTTCAGCCTGGTGTGTGGATGGGTCGAAAAACTCAATACCAATGTTATCCGCAATCCGTCTTGAGACTGCCTGGTACTCATCCGGTGTCATAGGTCTATCGACTGGGATAATTACGCGATATCGTGGATTGTCAGCCGTGTGGCTGTGCGTACTATAAAGTACGTACTCCATACCACCTAATTCCATATCGAGGTCTACGATAAAATCTTCACCAGGATTATCCGCATCAAGAGTAATAAGGTATCGCTCTTTGACAGCCCCTCTAATCCGTCTACCTTTATTAGGAATATAACCACCTACAAAACCGCCGACGTCTTTCTTTTGACCTTGATCAGCCTTAGACATCTTGGCGTATTCAGCAGCCGTTTCATTCGTTACAGTAGGTTCAGCCAATTTGTTGGCCAATTCACTCCAAGTCATTTTCTGAGACTTCCAGCTACGGGCGGAGCGACTTCTGCCCGTAGCTATGATGATATTTGTATCCATATTACATCGCTCCTCCCTTCGCAAAGTGGATGTCCCCTACATACCTAGGAACACGTAAGCCGTGAGATGTTACCCACTGCGTTACAGCTCCGTTGATATCGTGGTCTTCATATACGCCACGATTGTTTTTAAGTTTAGCCTGGTGTATCTCTACAAAGTCATCCGCATCATTAACGGGGTTAACCTCTATACACGCTACAGGCTTGTTACCTTTATAGACACCTACGATAGCACACGTTTCAGCTTTTACTTTTTTGATATAGGAGCTTACACAGTTATTAAGCTGTATACCCATATCAACGATGCCGTGAGTAGAATCTATCGCCATGAAGCGGTAACCGTCAACCATATCAGCTAGCACACGATGTGCTTTTCGTTGCTGTACGATTTCGTCTTCTACTTTGTCAAGCTTTTGCATTCTCGTGATGGTGTCATGTAGACTTCGCACCTGGATGCGACTGCTCCATACCTCTTTACGGCGACTTCTTGATAACTCAAAATACATGCTAGCTGTATCTCTGATATCGTGATAAGAAGGCGCATTTCTAATGAATAAGAACGCCTGGCGCTCACCGTATTGGTGGCTAAGGATGTTAACAAATTTACGAATGACAGATAAATCACGGTCATCACGCCATAATGGCCAAGACTGGATATAACTTGTATTATCGGCGTTATTCTTGATAACATCGACCATAGCCTTTTGATAGTCCTTGTTCTTAAATAATGTAGCCATAACTTTGATGATCTTCGTATAGAAGAACGGTCTATCGTGTAATAACCGACGAACCCATCTAGCATCCGGTAAGTTATGAGCCTTGATTAGAGCCCGTACAAAGGAATCACCTTTTGTCGTTAACTCTAATACGTTACCCATACCAAGTGTCTCGTTGGGGAATTTCCGATTATAGAAGTCATCATAGTCTCGTTTAAGACTATCATTGATAGCTGGTGCATCAGGAGCTTGTAATTTCCATACTAAGTTATGAAGTAGGTTATCGAAGGCTCCGTAATTGTTAGACACCTGTACCCCTTGTCTAATGCGTTTAACTTTATAACCTACGACCTTTGATAGCTTCTCGAAGAATACTTCTTTTAATACCTTAGCGAAACGTTTTAGCTCATCTTGATGGTTATGTAACCTGCAGTCAGGTGTGGCTACAAACCAAGCTAAGGATAAAGGGCTATTGCTTAAACGCGTAGGAGAAACCGCCGATTCTTCGACGACATCACTGCGTGAGCGTTTCTTAAGTATGATAAAGGTTTTTCTTTGTTTGAAGTCGAACCGTACCACATCGATGACATGAGATTTATAACCTTTGTATATCATCCCTGTATCGCCGTCGGCATACACTGTGTCGTACTCAAATTGCACGTCCAGTTTATCGCCCCTATCTATAATTGATAGGTCCAGGGATAAAGGAACGGTGGCGCTATATCCAACTTCCGCAGTAAACCCTTTAGCGTGGATCCGCTCGCCGCAACTCGGGCAATAGAACTCATCTGATTCCCTGCAAGGCACTATTCCAAATCCGTTAGACTCCATAGGCCATAGGTTGGCGAAGGAGTGTCCGCAAGCCACATGGTAATGGCTTGCAGGTGTAAAAGGTGATACTTGTTTGCGCCGCACTAGGTCGTACAGCTGTTGTACTTGTAGATTGAATAAGACCCTCATAAGGCGCTATCCTTTCTTATAACAAATCGTCTAAATCATCTTCTTCAGGAGTTTCCTCAACTACTGGAGCTTCGACTACTGGTTCTTCTTTCTTCTTAGCTGCACGTTTACGTTTTGGCTTTTCTTCTACCGCCGGAGTAGCCTCTTCTACCTTTGGAGGTTCTTCCACCTTAGGAGCTTCTATTTTCTTGCCATTTAATATCTTAAGCGCGAGGTCGCAAGCAGCAATACATCCTTCGCAGTACGCCATAGCTGTATCTTTACGTTCGCTAGCTGGTGCATCTTTTACGAGTTCATATAAGCCGTCGATTGCTTCGCGTTGTTGTTGAATTTGTTGTTTTGAGAGTTTCATAAGAATTGTCCTCCTAATCCTTCATGTAGTATGGGTTCTCGAACCCTGCTGCGTTTAATATGAGCCCTTCATTCCAGGGCTCAGGTTCACACATAATATCTATAACTTCTTCTAAACTGCCTTCGCCTATTGGCGCTTCGATAACCACTTCGTCGTGGATGTGGGCTACAATTTTGTAACCAGCTTTGGCCAGTCTGAGCATCGATGCAGCTAAGCAATCTCTCGCCACTGCCTGTACAATGTTTTCGACAAGCTTTCCGCCGTAGGTTTCAACTCTGCCCCATGTATTCTTAACCTGATCCATACCGTCATACTCAATCGATTCACTACCGAACCGGTTAGTCCCAATTCTAGGTCTTGCGTAGGCCAGTCTTCGACCGGACGGTAATTCGATAAACAGGAAGCCTTTCGATTTAAAGAATTTAATATTGCCTTGTCTAATTCGTACGGGTTCTCCTGTTTTCACTACTTGCTTTGCTGCGCTGTCTGCATCTTTCCAAAATCTCGTAATTCGTGGACTAGCTTGTCGCCAAGCTTCGATGATACCAGGTAGTTCCTTCTCAGGAATTTCTCCTTTAGTATCCATCGCTTTCATAGCACCTACACCGCCACCATACCCTAGCGCTAACTCGGCTACCTTGCCCTTTTGCCGTAGGTGACCATTCACCCCGTGCTTCTCAACTGGTACGTGGAACATGCTTGATGCGGATGCGCAGTAGATATCTCCACCTTGGGCGAATACATCTTGGCGCCACTGCTCGTGCGCAAGCCAGGCGATAACACGAGCTTCAATAGCACTAAAGTCAGCTACAATGAATCGGTGTCCGTCCTCTGCTACTAAAGCGGTACGGATAAGTTGCTTAATCACGTCGCCAGGATTTCCGTAAAGTAGGTCTAGCATTTCTACGTCTCTACTTTTAAGTACTTCCCGAGCTGTGTCTAAGTCTTCTAAGTAGTTACGAGGGAGGTTCTGTAGTTGTACTACACGACCCGCCCATCGTCCACTACGCATAGCACCATAAAACTGAAGCATGCCGTGGATACGACCATCTGAGCATACAGCGTTTTTCATGGCCAAGTATTTTTTGATGGAGGAGTTACCGAGCACCTGTCTATTTTGTAGTACCTTGCGAACATCAGAGGGGATATCCTGTGCTAAGAGGTTTGATACATCGTCTTTTCTCATTGTTTCTAGATCATATCCTAGTCTTGCCGTTAACCACTCTTTAAGTTGCATGGTACTGTTCGGATTCTCTAATCCGGTTAATATCTTGGATGACTCGGTAGCTTCTTCCACAATTTCGTCGTTGCAGGCAAGCGCTGCATCGACGAGTTCCATATCTACTTTCACCCCTCGCCAGTTGATATCTTGGTCGAGTAACCAGTACTCGTGCTCGATAGCAGGTGGTTTCAGCGAAAGTAAGCGTTTACGGATTGCCTTCTCTACTACCACGTCCTGGCGATTGTACTCAATGTATTCCGCCCATTTCTCAGGCGCATCCTCTGGCATATTTCGTGTCTTAGGATTTGTCTTAGTAGGTTTACGTGGCACGGAGAAGAACTGAATCAGGCGTTTACCTCTTGAGTCTTTGGCTTCTCCTAATTTCAAAGCCTTAGACACATTATCGAGGCTTGCCGGTAAGCTACAGTACAAAGCTAGTACAGAGGTACATTCCCAGTTCGTGTAATCCGCATCAGGGTAATACTTTTTAAGACAAAGCATTTCGAATGCTGCGTTGAATGCGGTCTTTGTAATTTCCTTGTTATACAAAGCGTCCACCACCCTTTCGGGTAGTGGATCCTTTGTCATATCAATTACTTCGACCGGTTCATCATCGAAGCTATAGGCAAAGAGCAGTATTTCAAATGTTGTATCATCAACGTATCGCTGGGCCCCATATTTAATAGGGCAGTCAGAATACGTTTCCACATCAATACTGAGCTCCATATATGCCTCCTTAGATTAAATCGTCATCGTCTAGGTCGCCTAAATCGTCATCCCCGAAGTCGCTAGCAGATACATGAACACCACCGAGGCGGTCACCGTCTTTAACTTTACGAACACCATTTAAGCCAAAGCCTACACCTTTTTTACCGTTGAAGTTGTAAGCGAATACAGAGAGTGCTACCTGCGCATATACACCGGAGTAGATTTCTTCTTCAATGTCGAATTGGTCCATCTTGATTTTGTCACGAGTGAATACGATAGGTTGTTTATCGCTATTCGCATTAATGAAGAATTTACCTGCATATGTTTCAGGTTGGTCTGCTACAGCTTCATCTGTGTCGCCATCACGTAAGTTCAATTTAAGGTATGCTGCTTTACCTTCCACCTTAGCGACTGCCTTTGGGTCAGCCTTAAGGTCTTCGATAGCTCGTTCAAATGCTTTGATTGTTTTCTTATCTGTTTTATCAATAATGATTTGGGAACTATATTTTGCTTTGCCGTCGTCGTTTTTACGAGGTTGAGCGATGTTTGCATAGGAAAGTCTTACGATACCAGTTGTTAATTTAGACATTGTTACGGTCTCCTTCTTTAAATGAATTATTTGTTAGCTTCTACTTCAGTCATTAATTTGTTTACGAGTGCTTCAAGTTTACTGATGCGGCTTTGTGCATCTTTGGCTTCAGCGATGTAGTCGCTACCTTTACCAGTTTTGAACGCAAGGTTTACGGTGTATTGTTTCTCACCGCCTAACGTAGCACCAAAGCCAAGCATAATACGTTCATTAGGTCTAGCGAATACGCCGAGCGCTACTGCATTACTGTTACGGTAATGGCCGTAACTTACAGCGTAGCTGACTTTGTCATTTCTGTTAAAGTCTAATGGATGCAATCCAGCAAGTGCTGCGGAACTTGCGCCTAACTTATTAACACGTTGGCCAAGATTGTTGACTTTGTTGTTAATGTAATTAGCCATGCTGGTAGAACGATGTTCCAAATCAGTAATGCGCCCTTCGTGATTATCTGCTACTTGTTCAAGGCTCATAATACCCGCTGTATTAGCGGTTACCTTTTGGCCAAGGGAATTGATAGCAGATGTATTACCATTGATGCGGTTAGTGTTGTTGGCGATTGCAGTAGTATTACCTGCGATAGCTTGTTCATGATCATTCACCACATCGCCTAGCATGTTCAAACCGATTGCCACATCTTTAATGTTTTCTTTATTCTTTTTAATGGCTTTAGCATTAGTCTCAACTTCATCTACTACAGCGTAAAGTTGAGAGCCATTAATGGCATCTAAAGAGTCCGCAGAGATTTGACCTGCGCTAACATTAGTTAATTGGCGGTTGTATTGAGTTACTCCGCCTGCACCTGCACGGGCTTTAGAACCAAAACTTACTACGCTTGCCGGTTGTTCTCCGGCAAAGATATGGCGAGTGCCATTAATCGTGATGCCGTCAACTCCAACAGCGTTATCTGTAACGCTGTTAGTACCGATTGCTACAGAATTTGCTTTATCAGCAATCGTGTTGTTACCAAATGCAACGGCGTCAGTGGCTAAGGATTTGGCATGAGTGCCAAATGTAAGAGCACCTTGGCCACTAGATTCAGAATTAGAACCGAATACTAGCTGTTCTTTGTCAGCACCGATTTTATTGTTGTAGCCAACTACGGCGGACTGACCGCCAGCAACAGTGCCGTTGTTAGCACCGATAACCACAGTATCAGCGCCTGTAACATTATTAGTTCTGCCTAATACTACAGAAGACTCGCCAGATACGAACGCTCCGTTACCGATAGCTACGCTGTCATAACTGGAAACTCTGGCTTGGTTACCAATCGCCACAGTGTATTCCACTAGGCTTTCAGCATGGGAACCGAACGCGAAGCTATTACGACCTGCTGCAGTAGCGTTATTACCACCTGCGAAACCATTTTCACCAGTTACAGTATTATTAGTACCGAACGCTAACGCATTATTAGCGTCGATGTTGTTTTGGAAGCCCCATACTGCGGAGCTTGTAGATGTTGCGGAGATAGTATTATCTGTACCGCCTACTGTGTTATTACTAGTTGCGCCAACTACGTTTACTGCTAACGCGGAAATTGCTAGTGCTGTTGTTAAAGTTTTCATCTCTTATACCTCATCTTCAAATTCATTCATCATTGTTTCAACTGTATTAATTGCTG